TGCCGCAGCTCCCGTTCCAGGTTGTCATGCTCCACTTTCCATACCCGGTAAAATATATCTGGGCTTCCAGAGAATTTCAGCTTCCCAGTCCCAGACAGCCAATCACGTAATCTGCGAATAGTGCCCTCAAACTGTTTCGATATAACAGAAAAGGTGCAGGATATTTCAAGGTTGCTGATATAGTTATCTGTTCCGACCAGCTGCCCTCGCCTTCCCTGCACCGCGGTTGTTGTATAGCTCTTTTCCCCTCCGGAAAACTCGGGGTATTCCAAAAGGAACACCCCGAAATCCTCCGCTACATGATCTCTAAATTGAATCTCATACCTGTCAAGCATATCTGACACCTCTCGATCTTGACAGCGCTCGCTGCTGATTGCCAATTTTTCGGATCGTATAATCCGATACGGTTTCCCTCAGCGGCGTGCCGTCTACGCTGGTGTTATTGACCACCTGGATTACAACGCCTTCCATGATCCCCGATAAATCCACCGGTTCTACGGCGGCATTTGCTCTGGCAGACTCTTTTGCGTATTTCACGCTGATGTCATGAGGGATTACCTGGCTGCCGTTCGGAAGGTTCACCAGTTCTCCCCTTCCGCCTTCATTCATGATTGCAAATCCTCCCTGCCAGTTATCCGTGCCGTGCTGCAGGTATTCGATTTTCGGGATATTTACGCCTGGAATTAAATTGATAATCCATATCGCTCCGTTAATTGCCTTAATGACAGTGTTTATCACCGCCTTTACTCCGTCAACAAGAGCATCAAACCCTGCGGATATCCCGTCAAAAATGCCTGAAACAAAACTGGTAAGCCCATCCCACGCAGATTCTATGCCGTCAATAATCCCCTTAAAGAAATCGAGGATCCCGCTCATGATTCCGCTCACAATGTCATACACGCCCTGGAACACGTTGCCGAAAAACTCCGCTATAGGCTGGATAATGTTTCCGATCGTATCAACCGCTGCGCTGATAAAATCAGCCACAGCCCCGATGATGCTGGAAACTACATCGTATACGGCACTGAACACATCGGATACTACCTCCACGATCGTAGATACCACATCAATAACTGTATTAACCGCCTGCACGATAAAATCGACAATCGCCTGAATTACCGGCGTAAGCGCCTGTATTGCTACAGATATACTATTGATAATTGTGATCAGCACCGGAAGCAGCGCATTGACAATCGGGGTAAGCGCGTTAGCGATTGCTACAATCACTGGGGAGATGGCAGAAATCAGCTGCGTAATCAGCGGAGCGATTGCTGCTACAATCTGCCCGATGGACGCAATCAGCGCTGAAAGCGCCGGCGCCAGAGACTCTATGATCTGGGCGATTACAGGCGCCAGTACAGCCATCACCTGTGCAATCAGTTCTGCGATCTGCGTAATGACAGGCGCAAGGGCCTGAAGCACCGCCATGATTGTATCCGCCAGCACAGCGCCTATTTGGGAGAATGCCTCCAACAGCGGCGGGAGAATTGGTGCCAAAGACTCTCCGATAGAAGATACTACCGACATAATACTTTCTCTGAGCTCGCTGTTGGTCCCCATCAAAGTGGCAATTCCGGCGGCCAGAGAACCAATGACTGTGATCGCAATCTTTGCCGGACCAGATAAAGACGAAAACGCTTTTGATATCTTACTTATTCCTCCGCTGACCGAACTGGCAACAGAAGTGATTTTTCCCAGAATGGTCAATACCGGTCCGGAAGCTGCCACAATTCCTGCAAACATTCCCGGACTAATTCCGAGGCTATCCAGAACACCTTTAAACCTTTCAAATCCTCCGATTATCGTATCTAATACCGGAGACATTTCCCGGATAGCGTCTACTGCTCCCTGAAATCCTCCGCTTTCAAAGGCAGAATTGATTTTATCCAGCGCCTCATTGATTTTTGGTACAATCTCGCTTGCCAGCTTCTCAAAGACGCCAGAAGTTAGATTTCCAAGCAGACTCTGCGCATTGTCTTTTAAAGTGGACAGCTGGCCGCTCAGCGTTTGGGATTGTTTGTCCATTGACTGAAAGTATTTCCCGCCTTCTGACGTGGATCGCTGCATAGATGCAGTGATCTCATCAATAGACAGTGTGCCGGCGCTGATCCGGTCATACAGGGACGCCATGCTTTCTCCGGTTGTTTCAGATATTTCCTGGAGCGGATTAAATCCGGCTTCGATCATCTGTTTGACATCTTCCAGCGCTACCTTTCCGGCGGAGGACATCTGCCCGTATGCAGTGGCAATTCGATTCATCTTATCAGCAGATCCCTGCGATATATCTCCAAGCATCTGCATTTTGTCCAGGGCATCTTCCGCAGTAAATCCGTAGTTCATCAGAAGCTGTGTGGTTTCAGCCAGATCTGGCATTTCAAAGGGCGTCTTTGCGGCAATATCTTTCAGCTGCGACACAACCTCCGCTGCTTTTTCAGCAGATCCAGTCATTACTTCAAAGGATGTAGCATAGTTTTCCATTGTGGCGTTATACTTTACGCCAATGGCGGCCACTCCTCCGAATGCAGCCTCCACCGCCATGATTCGGGCACCGGCGCTGGACATTTTTTTGCCGACAGAATCCAGCGTCTTTGAGAGAGATCCCATCTTTTTGTCAAAAGAGGAAACTGCTTTATCTGCCGCGGAAACAGCCTGATCTAATCCAGAACTATTGCCTTTGATATCCACTGATAATGTATAATCAGACATGCTTCCTCCTTTCTGGTCTTCTCATTCCGTTCTTTTGATAAACAAGATCCACCCAGGATTTATCTTCTGCAGCGATTTCGGCCGCAATCTTTTGATTCTCCTGCATCTCTTCCACATCCGCTTTATGAGTGCGGCCTCTTTTCCACAGTTTTAACGCAGGTTTTCCCTTCTTCCGCAGGGCGTTATAAACCGCAGTAAAGGCGGCATTGTAAATCTGTGTGATGTCTGCCACCACGCGGTTTTCCCATGCTTTGTATAAAAAAGCCTTTTCCCGCAGCGTCAGCGCGTCATAGTCGGCCCTGGAATATCCAAAATTGGCCGCAAAAAAAGCAAAGTCGATCTCTTTTTGATACGGCTCTGCTATGCGGTCATATTCCGGATCCGGTTCTCCGGAAAGATATTCCAGGTTGATCAATCGGCCAGGAAGAAAAAAGGGCAGTCCCTCTGAAGCGTCTCAACAACTTCCGACACCAGCCCCGCATATCCGTATTCGTTCAATGCCTGCTCAAATACCGCCTGGCCGGCAGAAAGAGGCATAAAACTATCGCTTCCCGGCTCTTTCAGCCCGTAACAAAAACAGTTTTTCAGCTGGCTCAAAGACATCATGCCTTTGCTGGATATAAGCGCGGACATCAGCGGAGTTCCCGTGGCATTTTCAATCGACTCCACCCTTTTCAGGTTATATTTCAGATCATATTCTTTTTCTCCGACTTTCAGCATCATGCACCTCCTACAGTGATCATGGCAACCCCAGCCTTCAACGCCTTGTTGTTACTGTCTGCCTCAATAATCATGATCTGCTGCCCTCCAGTTACCCCGGTAATGGCTGCGGATCCATTCCAGGATGTTCCGGATATGGTTTCTCCGTAAGCGGGATACGCAAGAGGGGCGGCTCCGGTTTTGTAAAAATATTTATTGCTCCCGGATTTTACAGGGTTGACATATACGTTTGTTTCCGTTGCGGTGGATCCCGCAACGGAAACCACAGTCAGCGGATTCAGGGCGGCCGTGCCATCCGGCATAGTATCGGGTGACACCGGATTGACGGTCAGATCTACCAGCGCCCCCATACCGGTCAGCGTAATGGAATACGTCATAGAATCGTCGTAAGGCGCTTCAATGGGGTAGTCCGTAATACAGGCCAGTCCTCCGAACATGCCCTGTTTTGTCTTGCTATTGACCACCTTCACACATACCGGATCGCCATTCTCGAATGCCTGGGAAAGTACGGAGTGTGACTGGTCATTCAGGACATACAAACCATCGTTGTCAATGCTCCATTCCTTCATGCCAGGGATATAGGACTTCCATCCACCCATAGTATCCTTACTGGTCACTTCCAGGCTATCAGAGGACCGGTTAATGGTCAGGCCCTGCTGTCCGCTGAT